CACTTTTTCATCTTCAACAAATGATCCTGAACCTGAAGTATATGTGAACCTCTGTCGATTATCAAAGGTGTTAAAATCTTTTGCTTGACCATTAATATCAAAACTAATAGCATTAGCTGTTGCCCCAGATGTGCTACCAGTAATAATCTTATTTGTAACGAAAATACCAGTTACATTTGATAATGATACAGTAGTGGTAGTACTATCAGTTACTATACCTGTCGCATTTGAGTCAGTTTGTATAACAGTTTCATTATCAGTAAAAACCCCTGTGGGCGTTGCAATAGTTAAAGCAACATTGGCAAAGAACGGATCTTTCAATAAACCAATTGTTCTATAATCATTACTAACAGGAATAGTTCCTGATTCATTATTAGCAAACGTTACACTTATACCAACAAACTTTCCACCAAGCTCTATTTCAGCATCTTTCCCGTGACCACCCTTTGGCCCAAAGACTACATTTACTAAGGCTGAATTTGACACTCCACTTGTGTTACCTATTACAATAGTATTAGCAAAAGTATAACCTGAACCTCTTTGAATAATCTCTATTCCCGAAATGGAATTGGATGAGCTCGTATTAACTAGTGCTCTAGCAACAGCACCTGATCCATCACCGGTAATCAAAACTGATGGGGTAATTTCATAAATGGATGTTACATCAGGTGCAGTTGTAAAGGCTGAAGCAAGTGTGATTTTTTTCTGATTACCAATTACAGTATAATCAACAATCTTTCTAATCTGACCTAAACCAGAACCACCTTTAATGTAAATTAAGCTACCGTTGTAAAACCCATTAGCTGCAACAGCTGTATTAGCTATAGTGTAAATTGTAGGGTCACCACCTATAGTCAGGTCAGAAGATATAAAAGTATTAGAAAGGAATGTGTTGTAATTTGATCCAGGGTAACTAACTGATATAACATCAATAGCTCCCGATACAGCATTACCACTGACATTAGCGTTAGGAACCACTGGAATATATTCATCAGTTGCAAACTTACTAAAATCTGAACTGTTAACGGTATACATGTATTTCCAAACATATCCGTCTGCTGTACTATAAAATTCATCATCAGCTCCAGTATCATTGAATTCCGGAGATATAGTAGAAGGAGATCCACCATTATTTCCTAACACCTTAAAGATGTGAAACGATGATACTGCATTAACAACAGCATAATAACTACAAGCTGTAATGTTAGTGTTACCACTGTAAGCTGTGTAGATTGTATTAGATACCCAGTTATATCTTGGAATCATTACCTTAACATCAGTATTGGCAACCTTTTTTCCAAACACCATCAGTTTGTAAGGATCTATATTGACAGTATCATTAGTGTTTACTAAATCAGGAATAGACTCATCCCCACCAACGTAGGGTGTATGACGCCCAGCAAAGACATAATAGATGCTGTTAGCAGTTTCAGAAATTGATTCTTTAAACTGCTTTGCATTATGCAAGTTAAAATAATTAGTTACAAGTTTGGTAGACATATATCTTATTTATGCTAGGAAATAACAATTTTTGATGACACATCAGTACTTACATCTATATCTGATGATAGGATAACTTTACCAAACATTCTTGTTCCCGCAACGTGGATAATCTTTTTAAGAACTTCAGAGTATTTTGTGAAAGGTACTTTGGATTGAATTTCATAACTATATTCTTGATAATAATCACTATCAAATATTTTCTTATCGTCTGATGTAAATCCTCTTGTGGACGAGAAGTATCCTTCACCTATACCTTGATTTAAAAGAGTAGTTTGTGCAGTAACAATAAAAGGTGATCCTGGTTTTTCAAGAGAAACATTTTCTCCGTCATTGTATCCAAATCCCGAATCCAAAACTGTAACAGCACTTACCACAGCATTAGCTACTTGAACATTAGCATTTATATCTGCATTTTGACCAATAGGAAGACTACTTGAAGCTTCTACAACACTAGAGATTAAAGCTGATGCTCCTGTTACTGTACCTATGATAGTATTCCCGTTAGAGAAAGTATTCTCAAAGCTTAGTCTCTTTACATTTAAAATTGTACTGTTAGAGCCAACCTTTACTTGGCCTACAGCTGTTGTGGAAATAGTTACAGCTGTATTAACTAAGACAACATTAGCAGTTGCATTTGTAGTTAGAGTACGAAGTTGATATCCATTTGTGTTAGTGTTTTGAAAAGATCCAGATGTACCAAATAATTTAACTGTTCCATTTCCTCCTGATATACCAGAAGAAAATACAAAACCTGTCGCTATGTTGGAAGACCCATTGCTTTGAAAAACAAATTCGCTGAATTCAAAAGTGCTTGTTGATGATCCATTAGCAGCTGTCCCTGAAAAATTAGTGACATTAAGTTGAACAGCTGATGCATTAGAAGTTTGTTTTACTATTTCACCAACCGCAAATAACTTTGTAGGACTACTGATAGATATTTCAAAATCTTTACGTTTGTATCCAGCAACATCAGGCTCATATACTAAAACAAATGGATCAATATTATAATCTGTACCTGGATTAATAGACTTAAGAACTGATATTGTACCAATAGTTGTACTATTGAATCTAATAGCATCAAGTAGAGTAGTGTTTATATTAGCACCGGGAAACTTTACAAACCCATACCCAGTAGCATTGGCGTTGTTGGGGCTCAGATCTAGGTTAACATCTATAAATGGCACACTTCCAGTATTGTTGGAAGATAGTAAATCAGGAGTAAGTAATACTGTTTCTTCATTGTCTAAGGATCCAACTTCAAAATTAGCATCGCTACCAGAACTAACAAAATTAATGTTAGCATAGCTATTAGATGATAAACCAACAACATAAGAAAATATAGTATTGGGGAAGAAAGCGTTTACAACAGAATCAACACCAAGGTGAGTAGCGTTTGCTCCTATCACTACACCATTGGCTGAAATATCTGCATTGTTTGCTACAACAGCAGTGAAAGAAAGGTTAGATGTATATGTGTTAACAGTACCTATTGTTGCAGTATTAGATACTAATCTAAAAGAAGTATTTGTGGATTGAACATTTCCACTAATAGGTCTTAACAGTAAAGAACCTCTTGTTGTATTTGCTGTAGATACTGAAAGAATTAAGGCATTAGCAGTAGCTGTTGAATTTATAGATTCAATAATTGAATTAGCAGTAAAAAGAGATATATTTGAAGAAGTATTGTAAACCAAATCCACTAGGCTAGCTTTAAACACAAGATTAGCAGCAACAATGTTACCAGATATATTGTTTACTCTTACTGTACCAACAGTGTTTGATGTTAACGTAACGGAAAGAATACCCGCCGTTGCATTTGAAACTGTTACATTACCTTGAGCAAACAATATTGTATTAGCTGCAAAAAACTGTGCATTGACAGCACTAGTAAATCCAACTCTCATAACTTGTTGATTTATTTTTTCAAAAGTAGCAAATGATGTAATCGCGGTGTTACTATTAGTTAGTGAATTGAATCCTAATACTTTATCGGAAATGTAAACGTTAGCAGTATTAGAATATCCAAATCCACCATCATCAATAGTAAAGTTAACTCTTCCTGTTTCACTGGAAATTTCTGTTACAATGGCTTTAGCATTTTTACCGTTATTAGAAATAACATCAAATTCATCTCCAACAGCAAAATTTTGACCACCATTCAACACATCAAGTGTAGTTAAAGATCCTGTAATTGTTGGAGCATCTATAGTATTTGTGTTAGATGTTTCAACAACTTGCTCACCATAAATGAAGTTGCCTCTCACATTAGACAAAAACAAAACATCAATATATTTTCCATTGATTCTTTTTTTAACAACACTTTCACAAAAAGCTTTTGATCCTGATGAGGTACCTACAACCTCTTTGTTAAAAAAAGAACGGTTTCTTGACGATACAGTTACTTCAAGATACTTTGGTTTAACCCATGTTCCATCCGATAATTTCAATATATCCTGGCCAGGAAGATAAACAGATGAGTCTTGATTGAAAAGAGCTCTCATTGCAAGCTTGACGCTTTGCTCATTTCCTTTATTTTGATACAAATCCAAAATATTTTTAACAAACAATCTTTCATCAGTTTTGTTTGTTAGCGGAAGATCTTTTAAGTATGTTTCTTTAAAATGAATTATAAAATCATCGACCGTCTTATCAATGTCTCTATACTCTATTAAGTTTCTTGCATAGTATGCTTGCTGGCCAGTTGTTTCCAACCACTTATAATAAGACTTAACAAATTCAATAAACAAAGGTCCCTCTTCATTATAGAAGGCAGGGAACTGCGACTGAATTAGAGGGGAAACTAAGTCTTCAATATTCTTCATAATTTAACAGGAGTCACTGTAACTGTTACATCTTCGTTTTTAATAGCAAGAATAACATTTTTATTACTAGAAAAATCTTTTGTGTAACTTCTAGCGTAAATCTTAATACCCGATCCCTCATAGTCTGAAACCAATAGGTTTTGTATTGTAACTATACCGTTTAAATAATCAACAATCCCTACCGCTTTTTCAATTGTAACAATACCACCAGATAGTCTAGCTACAAATAAAATACCCCTAGTATCATCTACTAAAATGGATCTATTACCGTTAAAAGTAAATGGTGATGATTGGATGGTGTGTCCGTAATGAAACTCACTTGTATTCAAAACAACACCAGTCTCTGATTCTAGTTGAAATCCAAAATTTATTTCAAAACTCTGATTAGTATTGGTTGTTGGGTTGATAATTTTTATTGCGCGAATTTCTGTATCATTACTTACAATACTAGCATCAGCAGAATCAATATCTTTAGTGAGCTTAGAATAAAAAATAGTCTTTTTAAACCCTTCAAGATTTGTGGTGTTAAAGCTACTTATTTTTGATAGTACAGCTGTCCTGATATCGCTAGACAATTTACTTGTTGCATTGACGTTATACTTTACATCTGAATCAACTTTTACATACATGAACTGGGGATCTTCAAAAACAACATCAACAGTCAAAGGTGTTTTATCTCGAATAAAGTCACTAAAAGTTTTTATTCTGTTAGCAGGGGTTCCTTCTGCATTCTGAACATCAACTGATATAAACACTTTACCAAACTGAGGAGGAACCAGATCCTCACCACCATAAGCCGAAATACTTTGAATGTCACCAAAGTTAGCTTTGAGAATTGTTTCGTAATCGGTTGCAGTAACTGCTCTTCCTTGAACTTGGAAGTTTCTAGGAGCATTGTATCTAATAGATTCAATTGTTTCGTTGATTGCTCCACCAGCAGCATTTGAAATGGTTGAAATTGATACGTTAGCATGTGTGTCTATATTTCCATCATTAAGGAAAGTAGATGCTCCGTTTGGTAATTCACCACTTGACGTTCTATACTCAACCACAATAACAGAACCATCTTTTGGCTTTCTACCAAAAACATTATCGCCAAACCGTACCTCGTATTGCTGGTTTTCTGCAGCCTCAACAAAATAAGCTTTGGTCAAAGAAGTTAGACCAATCAATGTCTCTGTTTTTGTATAGTCGAGAGTTGTAGAGCCACCATCTTCAATCACTGTTACTGATACGCTACTTGTGTCAATTGTTGGATTGGACAGAACAAATCTTTGCGATGTATTGCTGTAATTCATCGTAAAACTATCTGCAATGTATGTTCCCTCATACAACATGATGTTAGCCGTAAATACACCGTTATTAGACGTGTTAATAACTTCATTTGAAGAGGTAGAGAACGTATATGTGTTTGAACCAACTCTTGAAGTAAAAGTTGTTCCTTTTGGTATCACAATACTAGTATCAGGAGCAGATGGAGTAACAGTCAAAGTAACTTCTGCACTAGCAGATACAAACGATCTTGGTGTATAGTTTAAAGACTTGGCATGAGAGATAACACTGTCTCGTAGCTGTGCAGTGTCGATAAACATCTCACTAGCAACCATGTTAGTGTAGAAAGAATTCAGGTATGTGTTGTATGACAGCAAGTCAACCAACGTGTTAATGTTAGACCCTTCAAAGTCCACATCTTTAAAAGCTGAATTGTTCTTAAGATATGTCTTAAGATTTGTTTTGATTGTTTGGAAATCTAGTCCAACCAGATCGATGCTGGTGTTAGCCATTTATCGGATCCTATTTAAAATGAGTTCTAAAGTGACAGGTTCTGCTTTATTTATTACACTAAAAACAATATTAATATACATTGAGTTTTGGTCAGGGTTACCAGACACATTTACATCAATCACATTAGCTCTTG